CGCGGCGGCCCCGTCCGGGCTGATCACCAGGATCTGCGCGTCCACGGTCGGGGTGTCCCGGCGCCCGGGCTGGGCATCCCGGATCATCACGTCCACAGAGAACCCCCGCTCGATGACGGGGGCCAGGGCACGGCCGGCGTAGTCGACGGCGATGCCCCACGGGTGGGCAGGGTCAGGGGTCACAACGGGGCCTTCCGTTAGTTGGAGCCGTACATGCCGCCGTTCCACGAGGTGCACGTCCCGGTGCCGGCCGTGCGCTGGACCTGGATCATCAGGTAGACCCACGTCCCGAACGCCCCGCCGTGGTCGGCGGGCGTGAGCGTGAAATTTCCGAAGGTCTCACCGCCGGTGGCGGTGATCGTCGATCCGAGCTGGGTGATCGCGCCGGCCACGTTCTTGACCAGCCGGGCCTGGGCAGTCGTCCCGCCCGGCGCGAACACGGAGAAATTCGTCGTCAGGTTCGGGTGCTGAACGTGCCACCAACCGACGTGTGTGTGCCGCCACGTGGCGTCCGTGAAATCCACGCCCGGCTGCATCGGCACCGGCAGGTAGGGCCGGCCGAGACCGCCATTCACCACGTCGTCCGACACGACCACGTTGCCGTTCTTGTCGCGTACGGCGACGGTCTGGGTCATCGGGCCGGTGCCGCTGTTGGCGATGCTCACCGCCAGCGAGCCGTCCTGCCGGTAGGCCAGCAGGCCGCGCTGCGGGCTGCCGTCGGGGTTCAGCGGGCTGATGCCGCCGACGTAGAACATCGGGTCGCCGTCGACGTCGTTGACCTTGAACGTACCGCCCTGGCCAACGACGACGTCGCCGGCCAGGACCTGGTTCATCGCGGGCCGGATCTGGCTGCGGCCGGTCAGATCCCGCACCTGCTGTTCGAGGTCCCGGATCCGATCCAGGATGTCGTACGGAACCTGCGGCATCAGGCCACCTCCAGGTAGAGATCGGCGGTCTCCGGCCGGCCGCGCTCCTCCGGCTGGAGCCGCCAGCCGACGAGCCGGTACCGGGCAATCAGCGTCTCCGGGTGCCAGACGTCCCGGATACGAAGCCGGATCATGCTGCCGAGCGGCGGCAGCCCGTCGTCACCAGGCCGGATCGTCACCTGCGGAATCACGACCGGCCGCACCTGCCGGGCGAGATCCGCCGCGGCGTTCTGGTCGAGGACGGACTGGCTGGTGACGCTGGAGTAGTCCGAGGAGCCGTCGAGCCGGGGCCAGCCGAGCGCGTAGTCCGCAGGAGTGGTTAGCGGCGCCGACATCAGCGGGTACGAGGCTGCGGCCAGGTTGGAGTTGATGCTGGCGCCGCGGGAGATCCACGCGTTGGCCTGCACCGACGCGTCACGGCTGGACTTGTAGCTGAGGATCTGGCCGGGCATGCTCAGCACGACGTCTGAGCTGCCCACCGTGATGGTCGGGTAGCCGAGCTGCAACACCCGGTGCCGGGCCCCGGTGCCGTCGCGGTAGGCGTTGATCCGCCACTCGAAGCCGCCCTGAGTGGCCGCCAGTTCGTCGATCCGCCGTCCGACGTACGCCAGGTCGTACGACAGGTACGTGCGGTCGCGCAGCACCCCGGACACCGGGCTGGTGGGCACCTCGACGCCGATGTGCCCGCCCGATTTGCCCTGCGCGTAGGTGATCAGGTCGCGGGCGATGTCCAGCTGGTCCTCACCGGTGGCAACGAGGCTGTCGACGATCTGCCGGTGATCCCGGAAGTACGACTCCGCGCCGGCCGCCTGGATCTGTACAGACGCGGACCCGCGGTCGCTGGAGACCTGTACGTCCGTCCACTGGATGCCCGACCACACCACGGCCGCGCCGCGGGTGAGCCACAGCGCGGTACGGCCCGGGATCAGCGCGTCCTGCACTCGGCGGGCCATCGCCGCGTCCGGCACCGGAATGGTGCCGGAGAGCGTGCCGGTCTTGCCGATGTAGTCGTCGCAGCTCACCTGCGTGATCGGCAGGCGGTCCATGAGGGTGTCCGACCGCAGGTCGCACACCAGCAGCTCGTACGGGGGGGCCACGACACCATCCCCTCAGCCGAGCAGCGGCGTCGCGCGGATCGACCGGTAGGACCACTGGCCGGTGCCGCCGGTGACCCGGTGCATCAGCGTGATTGTCAGCGTCTCGCCCGGGTTCGCCGAGGGCTGGTAGGTGGGGATGGTGCCGGTCGCGGCGGTGGCCCCGGCCGAGGTGAAGTTGGCGGTGACGGTGGCCTTGGTGTCGGTCGGTGAGCGGAGCGTGCCCGAGACGCTCCCGACCACCTGCACGTCTGAGTAGGACTGGGCCGTCCCGTTGTTGTAGTGGTTGACGTACACGTCGATCGCGACGCGGCCCGAGGGCGGGACGACGATCGTCGCTGCGAGGGTGGACACCGCGGTGTACGAGGTGCTGGTCGTGGTCCGGCTGGTGAGGTCCTCGACGTACGCGCTGGCCATGCTGGTCGCCTTGTAGCTGACCGCGGTCATGCTGTCGTCGGTCCGCAGCACGTTCGCGCTGTCGCGGTACAGGTTGACGTCGGTGCCGATGACGAGCTGGCCGGACGTGCCGAGGTAGAGCCGGGACTCCCAGGCGCTGCCGGTGTAGCGCTCCAGGATGCCGGAGGCGCCGCCGCCGTCGCGGTACTGCCCGGCATACGCGCCGGCCACCGAGCTGCCGCCGGGGTTGATACCGCCGGCCGCGACCGTGTACTGGCGCCGGTCGGTCAGCGCGGTGCCCCAGTTGATGGGCGAGCCCGCAGAGGCGCCGGCCGGGACGGCGATGTCCCAGAGCTTGAGGTAGGCGGTGCCGGTCGCGGGCGCGGTCGGGGCCGTCGGGGACGCGGCCGCGGTGCCCTGGGTGTAGACGATCGCCGCGAGGGTCTGGCCGGAGGTGTCGTACAGCTGGTCATACGCCACCAGGAAGACGCTGTCGACGCGCGGCAGCGAGGCGTGGCCGTTGGCGACGGTGAACGACTCGGCGGCCGTCACCGCGATCGGGTAGGCGCCCTGCGCGGACGTGCCCTGGACGACGGCCCGGCCCACCGCGATGGTGCCGGTCATGCCGGTGCCGGTCAGGTTGAGGCCGGTGCCGCCGGGCATGACGCCGCTGCGGGTGGTCATCGCATCGACCGGGGTCATCGTGCCGATCGGCACGAGGCGGGTGTCCTGCCGGGTCTGCCCGGGATTCTGCGCGGGGTTGTTGTAGTGCCAGGCGGAGCGCACGGTCATGGGGTGGTCCTCCTGGTCACCAGTAGGCGGAGCGCCAGCGCACGGTGCAGCTGGCGGCGGGGTCGACGGAGCCGGGGGCAGCGCGGAACGACAGCGTCGTGGTCGAGGCCGGCGGCAGCGTGAACGCCCCCTCGGGGGCGGAGCGGAGGCTGGCCGTGCCGATGCGGGACTGGCCGCCCAGGGTGACCGTGCCCGCCCACGTGTCCACGATCAGCACGTCCGACGCGGCGAGGGTGATCTGGTACTCCAGCACCAGGCCGGTGCCGGACATCGTGAGCGCCGGCGAGTCCACCGGCCCGCGGAACTCGATCACCGGATGCACCGGGGCATCACCGGAGTTGACGGCGAGGATGTCCCCGGTCGACCCGGGCGTCCCCCAGGACAGACCCGCCTCGGGCGAGCCCCACACCAGGCCGGACTCCGGACTGCCCCACACCAGGCCGGACTCCGGCGCGGGCAGGGCAGTGGTGCCGACCCGCTCCGTCACCTCGTACCGACGCGGGTCGGTGCACACGACCTGTAGGGACGCGCCCTTGATCAGCCCGTTGCGCGTTGCGACGCTCGGCGGGACCAGACGCCGCACCACCCGTCCCCAGGCAACGAGGGGCATGTCGTCGAGCTGGACCACCAGCGGCAGCTCGGCGTCGCTGTCGGTCGGGGTCTGCGCGGCAAGGGCCCGGGTTGCCGCGGACGCCTGGCCCGGTTCGCACCGCCCGATCAGGTTGATCGTCACGGTGCGGACCTGACTGAGGAGCCGGCCCGGACTGCCTCCGTGCTGCTGGCCGCGGAGCACTGTGCCGGAGTCGACCGGCGTGGTTTCCTCCCAGCCCTGGATGGGCTCGTCGGCGGCCATGCTCCACCCCGAGCCGGGTCCGAGCAGCATGCTGCCGTATTGCAGGTGCCCGGGCTGGGAGCCGAGCCAGGTGACTGACGGCACGTGCTCACCCCCTGCCCTTGGACAGCCACAGCAGTTCCTCGGCGGTGGCCGCGGCTGACCCGCTGTCGGACTCGTAGTAGTTCTGGATGTGGAACCCGCCGCCGGACCCGCCCCAGCCGCCGCCAGCGGGCGCGGAAGCGGCGCCGGCCAGCACCGGGACCGGGGGCGGCTGGACGAGGGAGCGCATGGTGGCGTCGAGCGCCGGGGAGCCCTGCTCGATGCCCTCGACGATGCCGGCGGGGATCCACCGGCCGATCTGATCGCGCATGACCCGCGAGGGGCTGTGGATGCCGAGTGCCGAGGCGATCGGTCCGGGGATCATGTCCTTCGCGAACGAGGTCAGCCGGTCCTTCAGCCAGCCGCCCATTGAGGTGACGCCGCTCATCAGGCCGGTGATCAGGTCGCGGCCTTTGCTGACGAGGAGCCCGCCGAGGTTGCCGAGGGCGTCGCCGATCATGCCCGGGACGCCCTTGATCCACGCGACCAGCTCGCCGAACTTCTGCACGGCCGTCGACTTGATGCTGTCCCAGTGGCTGATCAGCAGGCCGATCGGGGTGAAGTTCAGGAACGCGTTGTAGATCCAGCCCGGGATCTGCTTGACGAAGTCGAGGACGGCGTTCCAGCCGGCAACGGCGCCGTCCTTGATCGACTGCCAGTGCTTGATCAGCAAGCCGACCAGGGTGAAGTTCATGAACAGGTCGACGAGCCAGCCGGCGATCTGCTTGATCCAGTTCCAGATCCAGTTCCACGCCGTGACGGTGGCGTCCTTAATCGTGTCCCAGTTCGCGATGATGAGCGCTACCAGGGCGATCACGGCGGCGGTGATCCAGCCGACCGGGCCCATCGCCAGCACCCAGGCAGCCGCCATCTGCGCGGCACGGATCATGGACTGGACGCCCATCAGAACCCATCCCGCCACGACCTCCGCCGCGGCGGCGGCCTGCAGTGCCATGCCCCACACGGCGCGGGCACCGGTGGCGACCCATGCGGCGACCTGCTGGGCGCCGGACGCGACGGCGGACGCCCCGGAGGCGATCCAGCCGGCGACGGTCTGGTAGCTGGCGGCCACTGACAATGCGGCGTTGGTGACGGCGGACCCGCCCGAGGCCACCCACGCGGCAACCTGCCGAGCAGCGGACACGGTGGCGGCTATCCCCGCCTGGGCGTAGCCGACCGCCGTGGTGATCAGGACCGGCAGCAGCAGCGTGCCGATCACCCCCGCGACCACGGCGACTGCGGTGCGGTTGTCGTTCAGCCAGCGGGTGGTGTCGATCACCGCCGGGATCAAGGTGTCGACCAGGAAGCCGGCGACGGCGCCGATGGCGGGGACCAGGGTCTCGCCCAGCCAGACCGCCAGCACGCCCGCGGCCGGGGCCACGTCGTCTCGAAGGACCCGGCCCGCGGTCTGCGCGGCCGGCATCAGGTCGTCGCGGACGAACCGGCCTGCCGCGGCGGCGGCCGGTCCGAGGTGGTCCGCGAGCCAGGTAGCCCCGGTGCTGACCGCGGGGACGAGGTCAGAGGCGACGCCCCGCGCGAAGTCGGTGACGGCGGGCAGGGCGTCGTTGCGTGCCCACTGCGCCGCCTGGCCCAGTGCGGGGCCGAACCGGTCGGCGAGGGCGCCGCCGGCGCGCTCCAGCAGGGGCAGCATGGTGCCGCCGACGACCTGGGTGAGTCCCTGCTCGATGCCGCGCTGGAACTGCTCGATGCGGGTGGAGGCGTTGTCGCGCAGGGAGTCGCCCATGCGTCCGGCGGCGCCGCCGACCTCGCCGAGCGCGGCCGTGGCCGACGACGGGTCGAGGCTGTAGAGAGCTTTCTGGACGTCTTCCGACTTCGTGCCGAACAGGGTGAGCGCGACGCTCTGGCGCTCGACCGGGTCCTTCATCGCGCGGAGCCGGTCGAGGAGGGTGTCCAGGCCCTGGGCGGCGGCCGGCCCGCCCTGAACGAACGCCTTCTGCATGGCCGAGCCGGACAGGCCGATCTTGGCGAACGCCTCATTCACGGCGTCGCCGCCACCCTGCGTGATGAGCGTCAGTTCCTTGAGGCTGTCCGCCACCACGTCCGTGTCGCGGGCGCCGGCGGCCATGCCTTGGGCGAGCAGGCCAGTGGCCTGCGTGGCCGACAGGCCCAGCTGCCGGAAGATCGTGCTGTACTCGTTGAAGGTGTCGCCGAGGTCGTCCGCTCGCGGGCCCATGACCTGGAGGCCGCGGGTCATGACGTCAATGGCCTCGGCGCCGTCCTTCGCCAGCCCGGTCTTGATCATCTGCCCGGCGGCGTTCGCGGCCTGGCCGAGGTCGAGTTCGAAGGTGTCGGCGAGGTCGTGGACCCTGGTCGCGATCTGCTCGATCTGAGCGGTCGTCGCGCCGGGCGGCACCAGGCCGGAAGACATCGTCGCCCGCACCGCCGCGGCCGCCGACTCAACGTCCTCGGTGACCGCGCCCGCGTACAGCTTCCCCGCGATCTGGCCGTACTGGCGGGCCAGTTCGGGGGTCGCGCCGAGCTGGGCGCCGAGCTTCCCGGCGACCTGCTCCTGCTCCATCGCACCGGTGACGCCCTTGACCAGGGCCGCGCCAGCCGCGAGTCCGGCCGCGCCCGCGGCCAGGGCCACGCCCTTGAGGGCGGTTCCGATGCGGCTGCTGGCCTTCTCGACGCCCTGCTCGGCCTCGGTGGCAAGTCCCTCGCCCAGGGCCTCGCCACCGGCCTCGCCCGCCTGGCCAGCCTCCCGCTCGACGTCGTCGGCTAGGTCCTGCATGCCCCGGCCGACGCGCTGAAGCCCGGACTCAAAGCGGCCGGTGTCGAGGTCTGCGAACCCGGTGAGCTCTCCGACGGTCAGCGCCAAGACGGCACCTCCCCTCAGAGCAGGTCACCCGGTGTTCTCAGGGGGTGCGAAGTGCCGTTGCAGGCGGCCCTTGGTGGAGAGCAGGCCGAGGATGCGGACCTTGAGCCAGCGCCAGGACCGCCGCTCCAACAGGCCGGGTTCGCCGATGTCGATGCCGTAGACCTGGTGGAGGTCGGCCTCGATGAGAGGCCATTGCTCCAGGAGCGTTTCCCAGGTCAGGCTTTCGCGGCCCGGGACGTTGCCTTGCGGGTGCTCGTACCACTCGTAGAGCCCCGTCGCGGGGTCGACGTCGCCGCAGCCGTACCCGAGGACCGGGTGCCAGCGCGACGGGTCGCCCGGTTCGGGGCCGCGCGGTTTGGGTCGCCGCCGGACGCCCAGTAGCGCTCTGCGGTGTCGAGATCTGCGGTGATCCAGAACACCACCGTCATGGCCACGTGCTTGAAGCGCGGCCAGGACAGATCGGCGAGCAGCTGGTCGTAGGTGCCGCCGAGAGCCGCTCGGTAGAGGTCGAGTTCCTGGTCGTCGTCGAGGACCTCGGTGTTCTTGACCTCGCCGCCGGCGGCGAGCCGGGTGGCGAGGGACATGATCCGCTCGATACGCAGACCGTCCTCCGCTGGCGGCCCCTCGATCCGGTACACCTCGCCGTTGGGGCCCGCGGGGAGTTCGATGGCGTCGTCGAGGACCGCGTCGAGCGCGGCGAACGTGCGGGCCATCAGGCGAGCGGGTTCGTGATCGGGGTCAGCGCGCCGTCGCCGGTGAGCGTGACCTTGACGGTGTCGAGGTCGGTGTAGGCGCCGCCCTGCGGTTCCCACGTCACCAGGGCCTTGCCCTGGTACGCCTCCGGCAGGCCGTTGCGGTCCATGTACCGGATGCCGAGCTTGGAGGCGGAGCCGGTGGCGAACGCGGCGAGCCGGAGCTGCTCGTGGGTGGGGTGGTAGACCTTGGCGACGTCGTCGATCTTGCGGCTGATCGTCAGCTCGATGCTCCACTCCTGGCCGGTCTTCGTGTTGCCCTTCCAGCCGCCGGAGTCGTAGGTCGAGTCCTCCTCGATGTTCGGCGGCATCTTCGGCGTGAACTCGGAGACGGCGATGACCTGCTGCCAGTCCGGGACGGCGTCGGTTCCGGCGTTGAGCTCCAGCCGCCAGCGGCGGGCGAGCGCGGTCGTGTCGACGGACACGGGTCCTCCTAGGGGTCGAGGTTCGCGCCCGCCGGGCGCGAGACGTTGAGGTAGTAGTTCGCGGTCAGCTCCATGCGGTCCCGGCTGTCCGCGCCGATCCACGCCTGGCTGTTGCGCCAGATCAGCGGGCAGAGGATGCCGCCGAGCGTCGCGTGAGCACGGTTGTGGAGGACGTTGAAGACGGCGTCGGCGAGGTCGGTGACCGCTCGCGGGTCGCGGCCGGCGCGCATGCGGATCTGCACCCCGATGACGCCCTCGGTGGTGGGGCCGTCGGTGACGGGGTACGGGGTCAGGCAGATCGCCCGGTCCGGCTCGGGCGGCATCATCGCCACCGTGATCCCGGTCTCGGTGGCGGTGTAGACACCGGCCGGCCGCCATATGCCGAGGCCGGCGGCGGTGAGCATCTCGGCCAGGCCCTCGACGAGGAGCGTGGGCACGGACGGCGTGGGGCCGGTCACGAGCGCAGCCCCCGCCGGATCCGGGCCGCCACCAGCTCCCACACAGTGCCCGACTCCGAGTTGAGGGGCTGCTCCAGGTACTTGGCCTGTCGGCCGGGCGCGTGCCGGAGCGTCATGTCCTCGTGCTGTCTGACCGCGTAAGGCGTGTCGTAGGAGACGGCGCCCCTCAGCGCGGACGGGTCGACGCTGGCAGTACCGGACTGCTGCAACGGGCTCTCATCGAGTGGCACCAGCTGTACGGACACGCCGAGGACATGCTCCATGCCGTCGAGCAGGCCCTGGGCGGCGGCCTCCCGGAACTCGTTCTGCACCTGGTCCAGGCGCAGTGTGAGGCGCACGCGTCCGGCCACGGTTACCCCCTACTCCAGCTGGATCTCCAGGTGGGACGGCACCGGTAGGGTGCCGCCGTCCCTGCGCAGAGCCTGGATGACGACGGTGGTCCGGCCCGTCGGCAACACCACGCGGGACAGGGGCGGTGCGACGGTGTCCAGGGCTGCGTAGGCGGTGCCGCTGCTGGTGGTCTGGTCGCCGGCCGCCGACCGGACGGTGCGGGTCTGCTCGTCGACAAAGCAGCGCACCGCCGTGGGCGGGCCGTAGACGTGGCCGTAGGCGCCGGTGCCCTCGTACGGCTCGATGGTGATCGTGTGCTGAAGCAGCCAGCCCGGCAGCCCGCCGCTCACGGCGCCCACGCCGAGCCGATCAGCAGCCGGTCCGGGGTCAGGGCCGGGTCCCGCAGGGCGTCCCATGCCTGGGGGGCGATCTGCCGGGCCGCCGAGTCGGAGCCATCCGGCGAGCCCGTGCTGCCCGAGCCGCGGCCCAGGGACACCGACCCGATCGAGACGTTGCCCCAGCCGGCCCCGGCCGCCCCCGTCGAGTCCCCGACCTTGCCCCACCACACGACCTGCGCGCACACCGCCGCGGTGAAGGCCGCCGCCACCAGCGGATCGGACGGCATGCCGTCGTCGGAGGTGGCGTAGACGGCGAGCCGCAGCACTTCGGCGTCGAGCATGCGCGAGGCGCCGGCCAGGAGCTGTTCGGCGTCGTCGGGTGCGGGCTGGCCGGTGTAGGCGGCGAGCTGTGCCGGGGTGGCGTACACGCGGGTCACGGCCGCCTCCCCTCGGTCACACGGGGTCGATCAGGCCGGCGGTCACGCTCGTGCCGGACGACCAGTCCACGTAGACCTTGCCGTTCGAGGCCTGCCGGGCTACGGCGGCCTCCTGGATAACGGCGGTGGCGCCGGCGGCGATGGTGACGGCGCGGTCCGGGACGGCGAGGCC